CTGAAAAGTTCATCGCGGCAGGCACGATTGCGGCCAACGCGCTCGTGTCCTTCGACCTGTCGCAGACTGCCGACTCCGACAAGATGCTCAAGGTTGTCGCTGCCAACAGCGGTACCGCAACTGCAAGCATCGCCTTCGGTGCTGCGCTCGGTGCTGCGGTTGCTGGCGACATCGTTGAGGTGATTGTTCGCGGTCTCGCAACTGTCGCCATCAACGGTTCGGGTACAGCAGTCGCAGCCGGCGACGGCCTGGTTCTTTCGGGAACCAAGCTGGTCAAGGCGGTGGCAGGTGAGGCGGTTGTCGCGCAGTCGGTGGCTGCGGTGTCGTCTGACACCACCGGCAAAGCGTACTTCATCAACCGTTTCTGAAATCCACGCTCCCCCGAGGGAAATGTGTAGCTCCTGTCCGACCGCTCGTCTCGGACGCACACCCCCCCCGTCCCATCGGGGGAGCGTTCTTCGGAGTCTGAATGTCAGCGACCCACCTCAAAGCCCTGCGCGAGTATGTCGCCAACGTTCTGGACTACGATCCCACGAACCCGACCTACCAGTCGCAGGTCGACCGGTTGCTGAACGAAGCAGACCGGCGCATCTGCACCGAGAAGCTGTACACGTTTGCGCAAAAGACTGTCGACATCGACGTCTACGCAGACAAGGCAGTCACCGTATCGATCAACGCCGGGGGGCAGATTGTCGGTGCGGCCGGCACGTTTGAGAGTTGGATGGAGGGCCACATCATCGACATCGGTGGTGTGGAGTACCAGATTGCGTGGGTAGATTCCGGCACCGCTGCCTACCTCACAACCACGCCTACCCCAGCAGGGGCGCAGGCAGCAACAGTGCTGCAGCGTTGGATCTACCTGCCGCAGGAGTGTGTGCAGGTGGTGTCGTTGTCCAGGCGGTCGTTGGCCATCACGCCGACGAACCCTGGCCACCTGATGCCCATCACACAGTACGAGGACGAGTGGCACAACCTGCCGCTGGGTGAAACAGGCCTGCCCGAAATGTGGGTGCCAGGCAACCCGGTGGGTGTGGATGCGCCTCGCCTCGGCGTTTCGCTTGGGACGGTGTCGGGTGTCGGGCTTGGTGCTCGCACTGTAGAAGTCGCGGTAGTGTACGAGAACGGCGGCATCATCAGTGCCATCAGCGACATACAGTCCATCACGTTGACGGCAGCGCAGAAGTTGCAAGTCACGCCCATCAGCACGTTGCCGGCGACCAAAGGCCTGTATCGCGTGGTGTATCTGCGGGCCCCGCAGCACGGCATTGACGATTGGCGCCGCGCCCAGCTGGATGCAACGGGAGGGCTGTTCAAGATCGCACCAACATCCAGTTCGGCGGTCGTGGTCAAGTCTGAGCTGGCCCACCTGGAGTCGGAACTTTACTACCTTGAAGATCGACTGGTTGCCCCGACCGGCGTGGCAGACCGGCTGCGGCTGTACCCTCGACAGTCGGAGACGATGACACTTCAGCTACGCTACCTGGCAGACCATCAACCGATGGTGGAAGACAATGACACCTCCGTGGTGCCGGTTGCGCACCGGATGATCATCGCGTACCGTGCGCTGTACGAGGTTCTCGTCAAGCACAACAACCCCAGCCTCGCTGAGTTGTACAAGAAGCGGTACGACCTTGGCCTGCTGCAGCTCGAAAGTCGATACCTTTCGCAGCCGAGCCGCCGTCTGGTCAAGGGGTATATGTCGCCATCGTCGGTTCCTGAGGGTCCGTTCCGTCGCCGGAAGTTGGTGCGATTGTGAAGGGCGCACGCATCGACAGTCCCGAGGTGGGAGGGTTGTACGAGCGGCAGCCACAACCCATCGAGGGCGCGTCCGCGGCTGTCAACCTCACGGTCGACGCGCGCACGCTCGGATGGAGTACGCGCGTCGGGTACGAGGCCTACCGCGTCGACCCGGCAGACGGGTTCCTGCCGTACAGCGGTGTGGCGGATTTCGGTCGGGTGGACAGCTTGTATGTGCACCAAGGCCTGTCGTCGGGTACTCGCCAGTCCATCCTGTTCGAGACTGCCGGGCGGCTGTACCTGCAGTACGAGGCAGCCGGGGCAGTGTTGCTTCGGCAGATCCGGGGCAGCCGCGCCATTCCGTCTACCTCGACTGTTCCGTCGCAGTACACAGAAGTCGCAGGCGGGGTGCTTGTGACCAACGGGATCGATGCACCGCTGTTCGTCCGCGCGTGGCCGTATGACCAAAGCTCCGGTTCGTTCATCACCCGCTACTCCCTGGCCAGACCGTTTGGGATTGGCCGGGCGCCGTCGCCGTTCATTCACCGAGTCAACCCGGTGCAGCAGGACAACCACGCGAACCTCACGGGCAGCGGTACGTCGATGTGGGCAGCCCAGCACCCCAGGTCGCTTCCAACATCGGTCGCCGACCAATGGGGCATCGGCTTCGCCAACAGCGGTAGTGACCCGAGAGAAAGCAAGTATGCGTGGCAGGTGTCCTACGTGACCGACACTGGCAGCGAGGGGCCGCTGTCGACACCCACCTCGCTCGAGTGGGACACACTGGGAACCAACCGCTACCGCTACGCCGTCATGCTGTCGGTCTCCCCCGGCCCCGAAGGCACGATTGCGCGCAGAATCTACCGCTCGACCAACTTCGGAGCCGATGCCAGCGGGTCTACACAGCCGCAGTTCGTCTACGAGCTGACCAACAATGCCGAAACGATGGTGATTGACGGCTACCAATCGTCCGCGCTGGGCGCAAACGCCCCATCCGCCGTCGATCGAGCTGCGTTTCCAGCGCCCCGGGCCAAGTTCGCAGCAGTTTTCGGCAACCGGACGTGGCTGGACGGTGGCTCCATCGACCCCGAAACCCTTTTCTACTCCGACCCTGGACTGCCCGAGCAGTTTGGTGCCGCATCGTACCTGCAGCTCAGTGGTGAATCGGGCCCCATCACCGGACTGCGCACGTTCTACGGCATGCTGCTCGTGTTTCGAGAAGCAGGCATCGACGCAGTCGTCCAGAACGGCGCCGGGGGGTGGGATGTCAACCCCGTACACTCCGGTCTGCGGTGCGTTGCACCCATGACAGCCGACGATGTGCCCGACCTTGGGCTTGTGTTCGCCGCAGACGACGGCATCTACGTGTTGACCGGTGGATTCGAGGGCGGAGCCGTGGCTCAGGTCACCAGAATCTCCGATGTCATCCAAGATTCGTGGGGCCGCGTCACGCGAGAGTGCCTACCCCGCGCAGTCGGCCGATACTGCCCCCGTTTTCGCGAATACCACCTGTACGCCGCGGCCGATGGCGACGATCGCCCCAACCTGGGCTTCGTGTGGCACGTCGACAAGCAGGCGTGGACCCTCCGCGAAGGGTTCCCCGTCAGCGCACTGGACCGACTGGCCACCGGCAACCTCATCTTCGGGGGAGCGGAGCCCTCCGTCGAGAAGGGACTGTTTGTCATCAGCGGTCGACGCACACTCGGGCGCCGACAGGTCGGCGAGGCCTTCCCCGATGGGCCGGTACCAACCTCGCGGTGGAAATCGCCGTGGTTGTCGATGACCACACCGCAGGACAAAAAGCAAGTCCAGTATGTGACGCTGTGGGTGCAAACCACAGGCAGTGTCTCGGTGGTGGTGCGGGTCTACAAGGACTGGCAGCGCACGTTCTACAGTGAGCGGGGCTACCTCGCCCAGCCAGCCGATGCAGCACTGATGCCGGTGCTCAACACCGTGGTGCTGGACTCGGACAGCGAGTGGGACCGCGCTCACGCCGTGCCGATTCGGGTCGCAGTGGCCCATCAGTCCTGCAGCTGGTTCGCGTTCGAGGTTGAGACGACCGATGACCTGGTGCTGGTGGGGTATTCGGTCGAGTTTCAACAGCGCGGCACCATCACCACCGAAGGGCAGCGAGCATGAAGCAGTGGACGCAACATCAGCCGCGTGCCAGCCAAATGCTGGAGACCGACCAGTTCAACGCGGAGCAGTTGGCCCACCGTGGATCGATCGCATCGCTCAACCGGTCGCAACTCCCAGCCATCGCGTCCGAGTCGCAGTTCGTGGACGGCGCGCTCGTCAAAACCTGGCTCGTCAAGAAGGAGCAGCAGACTGACCTGCAGGACACGAACGTGTCGAGCGACCAGTGGCGCTGCCCCACCACCGACAACTACAGCGGCGAGGACATCAACTGCATACGGACGACGTTGTCGGGCCACAAGGGCGGCATGACCTATGTCGAGTGGATGGGCATGGGGTTCTGCAACGCCTTCTCGTGCATGGAGAACGCCCCAACCGGCAACGACAAACCGATGGAGAAGCAGCTCAAACTGCGCATCACCGTCAACGGCGTTGTCGCCGCGGAGTCGGAGGGGCTACAGCAGGGCGTCGAGAGCTTCCGCATCTTCGGCACAGTGTTCCTTCCCCCTGGCGACCACCTTGTCGAGGCCACCGTCGTCGGCTTGCCTGCCGGCGATGAAGACCCGCTGCAAACAAGCCCCGGTCCAGGCACGCCGGTTCACATCATGCTGTACCATGTCATCAACATGGAGCTGTTTGCCCTGGCGAGGTACCGATGAGCCGCATCACACGAGACCGCATTGAGCCTGGCGATACGCTGCAGTCGTCGGATCTGAACACGCGGTACAGCGACTACACGCAGACAGACCTCAACGCAGAAAACGTGACCGACGCGGCGTTCGACTCGGACCACATGCCGGCCGGGGCCGTGTTGATCAACATGACGCAGGGCGCCATCGGTACCACCGGCGACATCGCTCACGCCAGCCCAGGCGTGCACAACAACGCGACAAGTGGGCCAGCAACGCGCAACCTCACAGTCAATCCCTCCGTTGCGACAAGTGCCTCAGGGTGGACGTTGTCGACCGGCACGGTGTTGCGGGTGTATTTCAACTTGCAGTGCAAGTCCGAGCTGAACGGCGCCAACCCGCACCAGCAGCCCATCCTGGGTTCCGTTGCGATTGGTGACCCGACCGGTCCGTCCTACGACTGGTTCAGTATCGGCGCGCACTGCTGGTTGATTCAGTTGCAGTGGGACATCACGAGCAACGGTCTCACCAACTTTGTAGACATCCCAGGTGCAGGTGACTTTCAGTCGGTATGGACTGGAGGCAAGTACGGCGAGCAAGCCGACAACATGGCAGGCGTAGCAGCGGTGCC